AGAAGTGTTTCACGTTCCATTTGTACAGATGGCAACAAAGCACGCAAGCCACGAGGAACTTGAAATGTTTGATACAATTCTGTTTTGAATTCATCTGGAATCCAATCACCACCGACACCGGCATTATCAGCAAAGATTTTATTTACTGCATCTTTCATGAAAGAAGGAGCCTTTTGAAGATGATTGTATAGTTTCATATCTGCTTTTGGTGTATAAGGATCTTTCATCATCATACGAGCAAGTGATCGATCTTGATTCATTTTACAGAGATCTGCATGCCATTGGTTAGCATAAACATCAGCATCTAAAAGACCTTTTTGCTCAATGTTTACTCTTCCTTGACCTGTGATATTCTTAGAAATGGTAGCTGTATTCCATTGTACAGATCCATCTTCATTCTTGAATTGCTTAAGTGCAAAGTCATTGTTATGGACTTCAGGCTCATAGGTTTTTGTTTGACCTTCTGCAAGTAACTTTTGAGCATGTTTCAAGTCTTTTACTTGATCCTCAAAGTTACGCAAACGATCGTCTGTGTTTTTTTGATGTGAAACAATGCCAGCAATAAGGCGTTTTGCTTCTTCTATTTTGGTGTTCATAGGTTACTCCTATTTTGACGTTAAGATATAGGCAAAAGCCTCGATTAAATCATTAAAACTTTTCTCTTCTGTATCCTCTTCAGACTCGACTTCCTTCTCCTCTTCAGATTCATCTTCTTTGTATTTTTCTTCTTCTTCCTCTTCTGGCATTCTCTTATCTTCTTCTTCCTCTTCTATCTTTTTCTCTTCTTCCTCTTCTGGCATTCTGTCTTCTTCCATATCCATATCAGGCTTTGAAAATGTAATGATGTATCGATCATCTTCTTCTTTTACATCGAGAATAGATTTGTTTACAATAAGATTATCTTGAATAGCTGCTTTTACTTCTTTAAGAATCTCTTCTTTCATTGCGTTATAAAACTTTTGTTCTAACATTGTAGCCTCTCCATTTGCCGGAATAGTGACGATTGAAACTTCTAATAATTCTGCTTTGCTATAATACATGCCTCTTTGGCCATAATATTTATGATCTGAAGGGAGTTCTGATCTTGATTTGCTTTCCAGAGGACGAAAACCAACAGAGACAGCATTCATGAATCCTTTCTTTGCTTTTCTTTCAACTTCTTTTGCTCTTGGGTCTTCACTATCGAATTCCACGTCAATAGTAAGTTTATCATTTCGGATGTAAACATTTCCCTTTCCTATAGGCAATTGATTAGAATCGTGATTAAGCAACACAACAGGATTGTTTTTATAGTTCTCTAAGATCCACCCTTTTTGATCGATGATATCACCATAGCGATCGGGAGTAGCAGAAGACGCAACAAAAGAAACCTTCTCCTTTGTACTAGAAGTAGGTTCTGTTCTCTTCATTATATAGGTGTATTTATGCATAGATCCTCATTG